CAATCTTCGGGTTGACCTCATCAAGAACCTGCTCCACAATGTTGTGCATATCCGCAACGTGAACCTGTTCTGGGAAACGCTCAGTAACGATAGCCATAACCTTAGATACAATCTCATGGTACTGGGTATCGTCCAACTCAATCATTGCACGGGCGGCAGACTTACTGACTGCATTGACAATCTTCTGACCGTCAAACTTCTCAATCGTACCGTCCTTCTTTATTACTTTCATGGAGTATAACCCTCCCTTCCTTTAAGGACTGCGGGACATTGATAACTCTCTGGTTGGTGGAACCTGCCCAGTGATAACCCACGTCCTTTAATGCTTCTTCAAAACGTCCGTCCACCAGAACGTCAATGTAGTTCAGAATTGCTCTGCAATAGAAGTTGTCAGCATTTATCTCTTCC